GAAAACACGAAACCTTTTTGTAAAAACCGAAACCCAGGACCCCCGAACCTAGTCGTGGGGTGACCACAATCTCATAAGGAGATTGCTGAACCTATAGGTTCGGAAAACCAAAAAGGGTTTAACAGTATTCTTAAGGAATGCTGTATTTCCGCGGACACCTATGTCTCTAAACTAGGTGCCTAATTATTACTAACTTATCTAAAACTAAAATGAACAGCCAGCTCGGAAGAGCTTGCCTGGGTCGTTAGTTACGGTTAGATCCGGATTTGAGACGATGATATTGGTTAGACTTATTGGTAAGTCTTGGGTGGATACCTTCTCAAAATCGGAATTGGTAGGGTTGGGATCTGTAAAAGTCCCGGCAAAGGGATTTGCAATATAACAGGGATCTGCTTTTTGAATGTTATCATAGGAATTGCCTGACGAAAACCAATCAGCACTTTTCAATGTCGTAGTTGGTTTTCCATCTACTGTTTTGGTTAAGGTATATTCAAATTGATCATGATAACTTTCTGAAAAGAAGGAAAGGGGAGCACCCAAGAACAAACCTAAATCGAAATCATCGGCTGCACTTGTTGCTATATGGAAAAAGGATGCTGTCTTTATATTATTAGTTACATTTGAATCTGTTAGTTGAAATAAGGTAAAGGATTATCAAACAAATAACCTCCACGAATTGTCCAATGACATGATTGTAGGGTTGGTGAATAATAGGGAACTTGATATTCACATATACGTTTATCATTCTGCTCATATTGTACTGGACTCATGAACGTTTGATAAGGAGTTGTCATCAGAGTTGTTGGTCGCTTTATCTGTGGTGTACCTCGATATGGATCTGTAACGAGGCGTAAACAGGTTAAGCCTCCTGACTCTGTTGTTGGTACGATCTTAAATCGGACACCTCCTCTATAAAACGTATACATTGCTGAAATGAATGACATTGGAGATGGCCAATTCGGAAGTTTAAACACCTGCACTGAAACCTTCTTTTCTGATGCAGTTGACTTTGTTTGATATATATTAACGGATAAAC